AAAGCGTAAAAAAAGTGGTATAGATGGAATTATTCAGAGAGCTTGGGATGAATTAAGTTATGCCGCTGAAACTAATGACATACCTTTTGTTCAAGGAAAACTGCAATCTATTAATAAACATGAAGGATTTAATAAGTTTGTTAAAGTACCAGATATTACTACTGAAGGAGTCGCTGGAGGAGCTGCAAAACAAGCTAAGAAAGTAAGAGGTGCTTCTATTGAAGAACAACAAAGAATTGCTAATAGGCAAAGTCGTGATTTAGCAGCTGAAAGAAGAGCAAAATCTAAACAAGAAAAAATAGATAAAGGCCTCGAAAGAGGTTCACGAAGGTCAGGAAAATATTAATGGATTGGGAAAAATATTTTAATATGCTTTATCAGAGTAGGGGAGCTACAGATGTGGCAGCTGCTGCATTAAAAGCAGTTAATATTCTTGGAGAAGCTGGTGTTCCAGGTGTAAAAGGTTTAATGGAATCTGTAGATAAAAAAGCTTATCTAATAGCTTCAATGAATCAGGGTCCTGTAAGAGATGAGATTGATATTAAATCTGCTCTGAGTGGTGAAACAGATGATTATTATCGTGGTATATTCGAGACAAATGAGCTCAAAAACAAATTTAGTGATAAAACACAACCGAACTTATTAAAGATGTTTTTAGGCATGGAAGAAAATATACTTCCAGAATCAGAATATAAACCTACTTCTTGGACAAAAGGTGACCCAGAACAGGGATGGAGAAGTATGAAAGAGTATGCTAGTTTAGACATAGAATCCCCTGAAATGTATGAATTTCTCATAAAAAACAAAAACGCAATGGAAAGAGATATGTCTATAAAGAAATTTGTAGATGAAAATTATGGTGATGTAGGTGAAAGAGTTAATTTGATGAGAAGTGCTGTTGCTAGTGGTGAGTATACACCTGAAATGGCTGTAAAAGGAAGTTTTCCAGGGCTAAGTTATTCTACTGATGTAAATGTTGGTCATATGACAAAATCTATTGGATATGATACCGATAAGAAACAATATTATATGAGTGCTTCTGATGTATGGGATTTTGAACCAGAGCAATACGCAGAAATATGGGGAGATGTAGGTTCGACGACCACGCGCGGAACGAGTGAAAAAATGTATACTCAGGCAGCTCTTATGCAGTCGGCTGGAAAACCTATTGGACTATACGATAGATATTATCTTCCAGAAGATTATATGAAGAATTGGTTTGGAGAATTAGAAAAACCTTCTACAGAGAAAAAACTAATAAGTAAATTTAATAAAGAAGATATCGAGATTTTTTAATGGCAAGAAAAACACAAAAGACAAAAGCTGGAAAGAATAAACAACTGTGGGATAGAGCGAATACATCATATCGTTCTAAATGGCAGTCAATATCTCAGAAAGGTTATGATTTCTATCTTGATGAGCAGTTAACTAAAGAAGAAATAGAAGTATTACAAGAATCTGGGATGCCTACATTCACAATTAATAGGGTAACTCCTATTGTTGAGATAATGAAATACTTCGTTACAGCTAATAATCCAAGATGGAAAGCAGTAGGTGTAACAGGAGATGATACTGATATTGCACAAGTTCATTCAGATATAGCAGACTATTGCTGGCATCTGTCTAATGGTAAATCTATATATAGTCAGGTAGTTCTTGATAGTCTTACTAAAGGTATTGGATACTTTATGGTAGATATTGATGCTGACCAAGATAGAGGAATGGGTGAAGTTATATTCAGTAGAGTTGACCCTTATGATGTTTATGTAGACCCTTCTAGTAGAGATTTCTTATTTAGAGATGCTTCTTTTATTACAGTTAGGAAGAATCTTACAAGAACTCAGTTAATAAATATGTTTCCTGAGTTTAAGACAAAGATTAAAAAAGCAGCTGCTGCTTCTGAGGTAGTTTCATATTCACAAAGAGATATTGATTTATCAGCTAATATACAAAGTGAAGATATTACAATGGGGATTAAACCTGATGGAGAAGATGATGATATAATCCCATACTATGAAACATATACTAAAGTAAAGCATGCATATCGAAATGTTTTTATAAGAGTAAAGCCTTCTGAAGAACAGATGGAAACTATAAGAATGGAAGTTGAAGAGAAACTAACTGATTTCCAAAAAGAGATAGAAGTTGGTCTTATAGAAAAGCAAATGCAAATTGAACAAGCTGTACAAGCTGGTGAGATTATACCTGAAAGAGGCAAATTAGAATTAGAAAGAGCTCAAAAGATGGCTGCTCAAGCTCTAGAAGAACAGAGGATGCAGTTGATGTCAGAGGCTCAAGATAAAGCAACTATCATTGACCAACAAATAATGACAGAAGCTAATTATAAGATTTTACAAGAAAGTGAAGGTATTGTAGATGCAATTCCATTTTATGAGAACAGAGTGCATCTTACTTGTACAGTAGGTGACGATGTTTTCTTATATGAGAGAATATTAGAGATTATGGAGTATCCTATTATTCCTATTCCTTATATGTATACAGGAACTCCGTATCCTATGAGTGCTGTAACTCCTATGATTGGTAAGCAACAAGAAATCAATAAAGCTCATCAAATCATGTTACATAATGCTAACTTAGCTTCTAACTTGAGATGGATGTATGAAGAAGGTTCTGTCCCTGAAGAAGAATGGGAAAGATATTCATCAGCACCCGGTGCATTATTAAAGTATAGACAAGGATTTGCAGCTCCAACTCCTATATTACCAGCTCCTATTAACAATGCTTTCTTTACTGTAGTACAACAAGGTAAATCTGATGCTGAATATATAGCAGGTGTTCCTTCAGCAATGATGGGTTTTACTCAAGAACAACCTGAGACATATAGAGGATTACTCGCAAATGATGAGTTTGGTACTCGTAGATTAAAAGCATGGATGGGTTCTATAGTAGAACCTGCTCTTGAACATCTTGGTAAATGTTTCCAGATGATGGCTCAAAATCATTATTCTGTAGAAAAGGTATTTAGAATTGTACAACCTGAGGCTGGACAGGCCCCAGACCAAGAAAAAGAAGCAAGAATTAATATTCCTATTTATAATGATTATGGTAAAGTAATCAGTATGTATAAAGATTACGCTAATGCAAGGTTTGATGTGAGACTTGTAGCTGGAGCAACAATGCCTGTTAATAGATGGGCCCTTCTTGAAGAATACTTCAGATGGTTCCAAGCAGGATTAATAGATGATATTGCGATGATAGGTGAAACAGACATTAGAAATAAGAAAAGTATTGTTGAAAGAAAATCAATGTATTCACAGATGCAACAACAAATGTCATCTATGGAAGAAGCATTAAAAGACAAAGAAGGAACTATTGAAACATTAGAGCGTCAGTTAGTACAAGCTGGTATTAAGATGAAGATTGGAGATGCTGGTAATGAAATTCGTAAAGATGTATTAGATACAGAAGCTCAGCAAAAATTACTCAGAGGTATGATGAAAACAGAATTTGATAAAGCAAAAGCTGAGTTGCAAATGGCTAAAAAATTAGGAAATGAAGAAAGTAAAGAGTAGTTGTATTATACTATTTACCATTATTATATTTTGAACAATAAAAAGGATAGCAAATGGAACAAGAACAAGTAAGCAACGCCAATACGGCCCCTGAAAGTAATATCCAAGAGACCACATTTGATGTTGATGCCTCTGATGACTTTTTTAGCTCATTAGACACATCTGTTAATGGTGGTATTCAAGACGACCCCGAACTTATGCAGACAACCTCAGTACAAGGTGATAATACACCACAGAGCCCTAGTGAAGTTCAGCAGCAAGGCGATGACGCTTTGCAAAAGAGGTATAGTGATTCAAGTAGAGAAGCTAAAAGATTAAACGGACAGCTTAAAGAAATTGAACCATATATGCCTATACTCGATGCAATGAGAGAAGACCCTAATTTAATTCAGCATGTGCGGAATTACTTTGAGGGTGGTGGTCAAGCTCCTCAGACAATGACAGAAAAACTGGCGTTACCTGAAGATTTTGTATTCGATGCTGATGATGCTTTCAGCACTCCTGACTCCGATTCAGCGAAAGTGCTAGGTGCAACGGTAGACGGTATTGTGCAGCGAAGACTAAATAGTACTTTGCAAACACAGAAGACTGAAAACCAGAGGTTAGCTAAAGAGACAGCTTTTCGTCAAAAACATGAAATGACAGACGATGAGTGGACAACATTTGTTGACTTTGCTAAAACCAAATCACTTGAACTAGAAGATATTTATTATCTAAAGAATCGACAGAATAGAGAAGCTAATATAGCTGATAGTACTAGAGAACAAATGGCTAGTCAAATGCGCAAAGCGCAATCACAGCCTCGTTCTTTAGCTACAGCAGGAAGCACTCAGGTCGAACAATCTCCAGAAGACTCAGTATTTGATGCCATAGTAGGACTTGACTCCGAATTAGACTCGGCATTTGGCTAAATAATAGCTAAGTGCCTTAACTTAAAATAAGGAGAAGCCCAAAATGGCTGACTTATTCCAACTCGAGTCAACCGCTGATGTCGCGTCTGGTGCTGCTGGTTCCAGGTTAGGAACCGACCTAAGCACTGGTGCTCTTAGACGAAAGTATAACTTCGGAGATAGAGTTTCGGAGCTAGCAATAGCTTCAGACCCTTTTTTCCGATTTGTATCTAAAGTTGCGAAGAAACCAACGGATGACCCCGAGTTTAAATTCACAGAAAGACGACCGTCTTTTCATAAGAGGTATGCATACGTTGTTGCACAAGGAACATCTGCTCAGACAGCTGTAGACGATGAAGCTACTTTAACTGCTGCTAATGTAGCAGTTGGTAAAACTTATCATTTACTAATGGGAACTGACTATCTTAGTTCTGGTAACATAGGACTTGTTTATGGACAAACCAACACTTCAATTGAAGTTGGTAATTCTGGAACAAGGCCTTCATTCTTTTTACAAGACCAGATAATTAAAGTTAACATGACAGATGATACTTTAGCTGCTGGTGATACTTCTGTTTCGGCTGAGGATTATTTCCTTGCCAAAATTGAAGCAGTAACAACAGTTGGCAACTATGTTAATCTAGAATGTACAATCGTTCGTACAATGGCTGACCAAACAAAGGTAGAAGTTTGTTCCTATTATGCGGCTACTACATCTATTGACGACGTAGACATTTCAGGAAAATCAATTTCTGATTATCTTGAACCGAAGCGTTGTTATGTAGTAGGTACATCACATGCACAAGGTAGTGGATACCCCGAAACATGGAAAGACCAACCTTTCTCGACTGGATATGGACGCACTCAAATTTGGAAGACTGCAATGGCAATGGATAACACTACTCGTGCTACCGTGCTAAAGTATGAACCAAATGAGTGGGCTCGTGTTTGGAAAGAAAAGTTGATTGAACATAAATGGGATATTGAACAGAGTATTATGTTTGGTTCTCAATACGACTCAGGTGATGAGTGGTATACACAAGGTGCTGTTGATTTCATTTCAAGTTATGGTAATACGTTCAGCTTGACACACTCAAGCAAGACACAAGACGATTTCTTGGATGACCTTAGTAGCTTCTTAGACCCACGTTATAATAATGCAAATGCATCGTTGTTTTTCTGCGATACTGCTACTTATAACTGGTTACATAAACTAAGTGGTTACTTTAGTAACAACCTTGAAGTATCACCAAACTTCAGAGCTGATATGTCTCTGACATCTAAAAAGAAGGTATTTGGAGTTGATATTAGTGTTATTTCTACACCTTTCGGTGATATGAATGTAGCACGGAATATTCACTTAGATGGACATGCGATTAAGATTCTTGCCGTCAACATGAAGCACTGTAAATACAGACCTCTTGTTGGTAATGGTTTGAATCGTGATACTGCAGTCTATGTAGGTGTCCAAACCTTAGAGAACAGTGGCGTTGACCGTAGGGTTGACTTAATTCAAACAGAAGCTGGGATGGAATGGCAAATGCCAGAAGCCCACGCTTACTGGGCATAAGGAGGTAAAAAATGGCTATACCTTTCTATGGACAAAATAAAGCTGGCGATAAATTAAACGCTTTAGTAGATAATCAATATCTCTATAAGTTTAATGAAATGCCTATGACTGGATGTGGACAGCAGTACGGTGGTGCTGATGTTGCTATCTTAACTGGAGTTGATGATGAAGAGTTTGTTCATTTCTACATCAATAATGGTTTAGTATTATATGGTAATTATGTAGGTACTAATACTGTTGATGGACCTCCTGAAAATCCTCTTGGCGTAGAATATTCATTTACCGATACCGATAATATTGGTTCGCAATGGCAAATGAGTAGAATCGGTGCATTGGGTGATGAAG